GGTTGTTGATCCGCCGCATGGCCCCATCCCATGCGTTCCCCAGGTCATGCGTGGCTTTCGCCAACTCAGACGTGGGCTGATTCAGTCCGTCGACTTGCTGCTTGAGCGCTTGGTACAGGACGGCCTGCGCGCCGGCCAAGTCGTTCAGACGAGTGAGCCGGCTGATCTCTTCCAACTGGCTGCTTGTCAGCCTTCCAAGCGCATCGTCCAGTTGCTTGGCTCCAGCAGCCGGATCCTTGAACGCTTGGGCAAGCTCCTTCGCGGCATCGGGAACCGACTTCCCGGTGGCGGCGGCATAGTCCGCAGCAGACTTGGCCAGATCCTTGAACAGTTGGCCGCCGATCTCGTGGACCTTCGACAGTTCGCTGATGATCTGGGTGGCGACTTCCTTCGTGACGCCAGGCGCTTCCGCAAGCTGATCGATGAATGCTTTGATGTCGCTGTTGCTGCCGAGGAGGCCAGATCGGCCCGTGCCCGCCAGTTGCGATTGGATTCGCGCGAACGACTTTGCCGCGTTCTCCGCACTCACGATGGCGTAGGCGAGGCCACCGAAGCCCACCGCGAGCGCGCCAACCGCCGCCGTCACGGGCGTGATGGCACTGGCGATCCCGCTCAAGGCGGGCCGGATACCGCCGAACTGATCCTTGATCTGCCCGCCTTGCTGCAGCAGCACCAGAAGCGGGTTCTGGCCGCCAGCCAACTGCGTTGCTACGTCGGTGAACTGCGCAGGCAGCGAGCGCATAGCCGCGGCGGTTTGCCCTGCGGAGATTCCGACCTTCTTTTGCTGAGCCTCGATCTCCTGCAGCCTTTTGATCCAAGGAGCCGCCGCATTCGCATCTACACCTCGAATCTCAGCGATCTTCTGGTAGAACTGCGATGTTCCCTTAGACCCCGCATCTGCGGCAGCGACAACGCGCTGCATGGAGTTCACGAACTGCTTGGTCGCGCGTTCAACGTCTTTGGCCGCGGTGTCGGCGCCCTTGCCAGCGCCGGCCAATCCATCGGACGCCTTCTTGCCCTCGGCAGCGGCGGTCGCGCCCAGATCCTTGAGGGAACGCTTCGCCTTATTGACACCGGCCTCAACGCCAGATGCATCCGCCTTGATGTTGATCTGAGTGCCGAGTTCTTTGGCCATTCGTGTCCCGAAATGAAAAAGGCCCCGTGAGGGGCCTAGTTGGGTTGTTCGCGCTTCCTGCGCTCTTCTTCTTGCTCTTGCTTCTGGCGCATGTACTGGAGCGCGGTGTGCTCCATGATTCGCACGTCAGCGAACACATCGCGCCACTGCGAGCGCGGGAGCCCAATGAAGCGGAAGGCGCTTTCCAGCGCCGTGTAGTTCAGGCCCGTAGCACCTGAAAAGCCGGACATCCATTGCGTTCCCATGGAAGAGAACGCCTCGAATGCGGCCATGTTGTCCGGCCAGATTTCGACAGGCGGCATCTGCGCTTGCTCGGAAGAGATGCCCCAGAGCGCCGCAAGAGTTGCCTCTTCCGGCTTTGGGTCATCAAACTCGTCCGAGTAGAGGGCGAGCGCCGCCTCCCTTAGTTTTTTTCCTTGGCCTTGGTCAGTTCGCTGACGTACTTGTCCAGTACGGCCGGGAAGGAGCCGAGGTAGTTGTCCAACATGAGTTGAACGTTTTCCTCGTTGAAGGGGTCGTCCAGATCCCAGCCGGACGCCATATCCATCACGGCGTCCTTGGTGGACCGGCCCTTCAACCCTTCGGTGAAGGCGATGAAGCCCTCGCGATCACGCCACTTGAACGTGAACACGACCGATTCGGAAGCCCCGCCAGCGACGGGAATGTCAACCGGCGCCTTGAAGGTAGGCGCCGGCTGCAGCTTGAACTTCGCCATCAGTAGCGCACCGGCTCATTCAGGAGCGAGATCGTGACCTGGCAGGCCATCAACTCGTTCACGGTCAGCGACGGGGTGCGGTTCAGGCTGATGTAGCCGTTGTAGAGGATCAGCGAGCCATCAGGCAGCGTCACCTTCACAGCGCGCGGCAGGCGGTCGTCATTCGCCACGCCGGCCAGGATGAAGCCGGGCAGCGTCGGGTCATCCGCAACCGACATAGAGACGCCAACAGGAGTCTTGAAGGTCGGGATCTGCTTTTGCGAGTCGGCCTCCAGAAACTGGTAGGTCAGGAACTGTTGCTCGCCGCCGCTGGTGCTGACTTGCAGGATCTGCGAAAGCTGGGTGAAGCCAGTGACCTTGGCCACCGAGCCGCCGCCAGAGCCGGCCGGGTAGATGGTCGTCGAGGTCGCATCCAGGCCATCGATGCTGAAGGTCGTGCTGGTCAGCATGGTGACCTTCACGATCTTGTTGTTCAGTCGAGACCAACCGGACACCATTTCCGCGAAGTCGCCGGTCGTCAGACCGTGCGCTGCGCTGGTGGTGACCACGGCGGGGTTGGCATTGGTGATGCCAGTGACGGTAACGGCAGCAGCGCTGCCACTCTCGATGGCGATGGTTGCGCCATTGGAAACACGGACGGTCATGGTCGTGGCCTTTCAGAAACGAAAAAACCGCCCGGAGGCGGTTGGTTGCGAAGCCCGGAGCGGGCGTAAAAAAGCCCGCTCAAGGCGGGCCGGGTTGGAAATCTGAGCGCGTTACCTGTTGGACCAGATGGAAAAGTCCTGCATGGCTCCGCGCAACTC